TACAAACCGAACCATCAGTAAATTGATCAATGCATTGGAGAAGCTAGTATTGAGATCTCCCGAACATCGGCCGTGGTGTACAGTACCAACCCACCATAATCCAAATGGCGGGGCGACGAACACGACCGTAGGAAGTACGCACACTCTGCTGGACACAAATGCCCGCATAAGTGGTGTACGAGATAATACTCAATCCCAACAGCATACTCACGTAAGACACCAGATTCAAAGGCTGAAAAATCCAAGCCTAAGAAGTGGCCAGAGCTAAACTTAGCGTTCAACACTCGCGCACGCTCATGTGTAGGCACACCTTTGAGCAAATACCGCGCGAAGAACCGGTAAACAGCATGCTCCACGGACTTCATAACTGGACCAAGATAGGCCTTCTCCTCCATGGTACACGCATTAATACACCGATGGTACTTATAACCGGGATAACGCTCAGTTTTGGTAAAACTCTGCTTGGAACCGGGCCGCGAGGGCGGTAATCCACCCATATTGCTATAGGTGTTTTCCAATCGACGAATCGCGGCCATAGAATAATGGCTATCATTGTACCATTGCTCGCGGGTCATCACTGAATCCAATTTCGGCATCAAATCAATCTGTGATTGAGCGAAACTGACAAATTCAGCGATTGCGTTCGAGTTTGTTTGTGTAGCACGACACAAACGGTACTTTAGGCCAGAGCACTGTGAATCAACGTCCCGAGTGTCTGGGGCAGGTAACGCTGCGCCAAGAACAGAACAGCCCAAGTCACGATAGACGACACGGCGATCATCGCCGGACGAGTCGCGGATATATATCGTATGATGCTGTTGACGTGGGAAGGCAGGCATGTCGTGGCCGGAGGTACGGTAACCATACTGGATGAAACGCCCCGAACGGGGCCGCACGCGTTTCCCTGCTGAAAGGTACTAAGACGTGCATGACGATCCAGAACATAGTCAACCGATTCACGGTCGCAATTGAGAGTATCAATAACGGTTCCGCTGGGGAGGACAAAACGTCCAGCGGGCTTGATAACATCTTTGCTGAAACGAACCTGATGCAAGACATCGTCTGCACTGGGATTACCGTCGCGAACAACACTTTCGGCGACAGCAATTGCGGACCCAGACACAACAACGTCATTGGTCACAACACACTTCAAACCAAACAACTTCTCCCAAATCCAACGCGACGGGCGCTGCTCCACATGCATCAATTTCACATGAGCACGCGGACGCACAATGGGGACTTTCTCTTGATCAGCATACTTCACATCTGGAACATCGAGGTCACGAACCACAGTGCGGGTACGCAATCCGGGCTCGTGTAACACAGAAAGCCAACGCAGCCACACGGGCACATCGGCAGAAGAATATGTATCTGGATCAAGGATGTTGAATGGCAAGTTCATACGTGGTTGAAATCTTGCATCAATCGGAATAGCAACATCACCAACTGGCTCATCCTCCTTGGCAACGGGTGCCGCAGCTTCCTTCTTAGCCACCGGCAAAGCCGGTAGAGGGGCGGTCAAGCGTGGGAGTGCCGGAAGTGGCAGGTTACGACTCGAGGAGATTAAAGTCTTGACCGGCGCGGGTAGCGGCGGCAAACTGATAGATCTCTTACTCAAGATGGGCCACGAACGCACATGAATGGAGGGCGCACTATATGGTGGCAAAGCGGGGGCGCAAGTGGGTGCGACAACGGCGCTCACAGGCAACAATCCCTTTGCAGATTTTGCACTGTCAAGCGGCGGAGTGGTGTTAGGGACGAACGATGGGCGCACAGGGACAACCGGAGAGCACAAAACAGCGCATTTTTCCGGGTCGACCGTCCATTTACGATCATCGCTATACCACTCGACCTTCATGAGAAATTCGTAGTAACGCGCGTCACGTAAATCATGCTCGTGCGTCTCCCACAACTTCAGATAATAGGCCTTGTCCACCTTTCCTTTCACTCCCGACAATCCATGAACAGGATCAGCGAAAAACTCAGCGCGACATGGGCTCGGACGCTTCTTGAGCAACCGAACAAAACAGCCCGCGTCAGTGACAGCTGGGCACACGCGAGTTAATCGCAAAAGGTATTGATAAAACATTTCAACCATCGAATCACTGGAATAGTCAGTTGGCATATTTGGGACACCCGTGTAGTCAACAACCACATCTCGGTGTGTAATGCCAAAGAACTCAAAGACTTTGTCCCGCAACTGCTCGTGGACAACATCATGTCCATTTCGAGCAAACATTAAACGGATAACACAGTGCAACGA